CGGCATCCCTTCTCGGAACGCCCAGCGCCGAATGACACTCAATAACGCCATGTCGATCACTCCATGACCCCCCGACCAAAAAGCCAGGGGTGGGTTCAGACACGGGTCACTTCTCGATGGAAACTTCCGGCTCCGCCGGGTCAACTCTCAGCGGAAATCAACAGAGAGGCTCAGTCGTCCAGGTCGTCCAGGAGGCCCTGGAGATCGGCGTCGTCCTCGACGGCGACCGGGGCGGGCTTGGCAGCCGCCTTCGGAGCAGCCTTCGGGGCCGGCTTGACCTCGACGACCTCCTCCTCGGGCTCGACTTCCTCGATCTCAGCGACCGGGGCCGGGGCCGGGCGACGAGCAGCGGGCTTGGTGGCCGGACGCTCGTCGGGCAGCGGGCTGTCGTCGGTGTCGTCGGCGACCGACGCGCTCTTGCCGGTCAGCAGACCAGCAGCGCGAGCGGGCGGGGCGATGGCGAGCGAGATGCCGGCGATCTCACTGATGGACGTGAGGGCCTTGTTCTCGTCACCGCGGAAGAACTCCTTCTCGATGAACGCATCGAGATCGAGCTCCTTCGCCTTCGCCATCTGGTCCTTCGTGACCCGCTCGGCGCCCTTGAGCTTCGGCATCACCTTGTATTCGGTGTCCTTGCCCTTGCCGGAACGGGTGATGATGAAGTCCATGCCCTCGTCGGCATCGAAGGGGTCGGTGTCGGAGCCGTATTCCTCGACCATCGCCATGATCGACCCGAAGGTCGTCGGGGTCACTTCGAGGATCTGCGGGTCCGGGCTGCCGTCCGAGCCGTCACGGATGAGGGCCTTGAGCAGCACCGACTTGCGGGTCTTCCACTCGGCGATGAGCTTCACCATCGCGTCGTCGGAGGCGACCTTCGCGGCCTTCTCGATCGCGGCGTCGATCGGGCAGGGACGGCCGTAGACGACGTCCGAGCAGCCGACGACGGCAGTGACCTTGCCGGCCTCGTCCTTGATCCAGTGGACGCCCAGCTCGCGGTAGAACTGGAGTTCGGTCTGGAGGATGCGGACGGTGGTCTTGCCCTCCTTGATCTTCACGGTCTTGCCGCCGCCGCGCGAGAAGCGGTTCTTGGCGCCCTTGATGAGCTTCATCATTTCGGGGGAGAGTGCCATGTGCTTGTGCTTTCTGCTTGCTGGTGGGACGAAGCCCTTGATGCTGCTTGGGTGCTTGCCGTTCGCTAAATCGCTTTCTAGCGTATTGCAGAGACTATATAGCGAGAAGCGCGAGGCGTTTCGTGAGAAAAATCAGCGGATGCTGATCTTCTTCCCGGCCCGCCGGCGACGCCATGCGAGGCGTGCCAGCGTGTAGGCGGCCAGGTAGATGAGACCGCCCACGAAGGCGGTCGCATTGGTCTGGACCTCGGGGCTCATGCGGCCTCCGAGTCCGGCTCCCCGGCTGCGCGTGCCAGGAAGCGCTGCTTCTGCCGCTCGGTCTGGCTCTCCAGCTCGGCGTGCTGCGCCTGACGCCGGTTGACCGAGATCTCGCCCTTCATCTCCTCCCGGGAGATCAGGCCCATCTGCACGAGCATGTCGCGCCGATGGCGGAAGGCTTCGAGCGCGGCCTTCGCCACGTTCTCGACCTGCTTGGCCTCGTTCACCGCGCGCTTCGTCACGATGATCTGCCGATCGCGCGCCACGCGGCCGGCGATCGAGGCCTCGGTAAACTTCTCGCCGAGGTTGGTCAGACGGTCGCGCAGCTCGCGGCCGATCCGGGCCTCCTGGTTCTCCAGTAGGATCTTGAGGTCGTCGACCTGCTTGGACGAGAGCGACGCCTGGATGCCGTAGTGGACGAACAGGGCGGCCTGCTCGACCATGCCATTCGTGAGGTCGGACGGGGAGAACCGGATGTCCGCCTTGAGCTGGGTGGCATCGACGTAGATCTTGACCTTCGGCACCCGGATGGTCGGGGCCGACGGAGCCGGGGCATCGCCCTCGTCGTCGTTGGATGCGGTCGCGACGCCCATGTCAGACGCGCTCCGGGAAGTGCCAGGTGCCCCAGGTGTCCTCGCGCGCCGGCGCCTCGGGGTCGAAGTAGGGCGTCGGGTTCTCCAGCGGGCGCGGGGCCTCGCCCGACGGGAACACGGTGAGGAACACCACGTCGTAGGTCTTCCCCTCGACCTCGGTCGGGTAGGTCTCGGTGATGATCGCCGCCCAGTCGCCGCTCTTGCGCGACGCAGTGCGCGGGTCGGGGCGGTAGTGAACGATACGCCCGACGCTCGGGCGCGGGATGGACGGCGGGTAGAGAGGCTTCCCGGCGTCCGTGAGGTTCGGGTTCATCGTGTCTGCTCCTATGCGCAGTCAGTGATGACTGATTTGTTATAGCGAAAAGCGAGCGGCGTTCACTCGGTAAGCGACTGCGCCACAGCGAAAACCTCATCGAGCTTCGCCTGCTTGGCCGGCTCGAAGAAGATTTCCCCTGGCGCGAACCCGATCAAGAGGTTGGCGTCGAGCACCTTCGAGTAGACGACCTCGCCCGCGACCTCGGACGCCTTGCCCTTGAAGTCAGGCAGGAAGTGCCGGACGGTGGCCGAGCCCAAGAGCACGATGCACGGCGGCTTGAGGATCTCGATCTCGCGCATGAGGTAGCCCGAGTAGCGGCCGATCTCGGCAGCGGTGAGCTGCTTGCCCTCCTTCGGGCGCTTGCACAGCGCCGTCCAGTAGGCCTCGGAGCGGGTCATGCCGTTGGCATCGAGCGCGGCCTTGATCCACTCGTTGATCTCGCCGCCGGACTTCTTCTTGAGGAACAGCATGTAGCCGCTCTCGTCTTCGCCCTTCGAGGGCGCGTCGGCGATCACCATGAAGCGCGACTTGCGCCCGTTGGTCGGCGAGACCGGCACGCCGTCGTCTCCGTGCGCCTGCCGATACTCTTCGACCAGCGCGATGATGTGCGCCTTCTGGTAGTCGTCCACGCGCATCTCGCGATGCACCGGCACGTTCGCCACGATGAGGCCGGGGATCAGATCGCGCTGATCCTTGATCCGGCTCTCGTGACGGGCCGGCAGCTGACCGACCTCGCCCGGCAGGTTCGCGAAGGCGCCGACCTTGTTCAGCGTCTCGACGTGCCGCACGTTGCAGCGCCGCTTCTCGACGCGATCGGACAGGTCCTGGATCGTCTTGAACGGGCCGAGCGCCCGGTTCGTGATCGGGTCCTTCGCCGCCCGCGCCTTGAGGATCGCCTCGGTCGTGTTCGCGCTGATCCCCTTGATGCGGTTGAACGGCATCACGAGACGGGTGTCGGTCACGATCTCGAACTGGCCCGTCGAGTGGTTGATGTCGGGCAGGTCCACGTCGATCTTCATGCGCGCTGCGTCCTTCATCAGGCCGGGGAGCTTGTCCTGCGGCATGAGCGAGAGCGCGGCTGCGAAGAACTCCACAGCGTAGTAGGTCTTGAGATACATCGACTGGTAGGAGATCAGCGTGTATTCGACCGAGTGCGACTTGTTGAAGCCGTAGCCGGCGAAGCCTTCGATCTTGTCGAACAGCGCGCCCGCCCAGTTGGCGTCACGTCCGGTCGTGTCCACGCAGCCCTGGACGAACTTGCCCCGCTCCTTCTTCATCTCCTCGGGGAGCTTCTTGCCCATGATCTTGCGCAGCTTGTCGGCCTGCGGACCCGTGTAGTCGGCGATCACCTGCGAGATCTTCATGACCTGCTCCTGGTAGACCATCACGCCGTAGGTCGGCTTGAGGATCGGCTCCATGAGCGGGTGGTCGTATTCGACCGCCTCGATGCCCTGCTTGCGCTTCCAGTAGCTGTCCATCATCCCGGATTCCATCGGACCCGGCCGGTAGAGCGCGGTCGCAGCCGTGATGTCGTCGAAGGTGATGCAGCCGTCCTTGCCGAGCTCGCGCAGGAGGCGCCGCATCCCGCCGCTCTCGAACTGGAAGATGCCGGTGGAGATCGCGAGCGCGAAATTCTCCAGCACCTTCGGATCGTCGAGCGGGATGCGCAGCAGGTCGATGCTCTTGCCGCGCCGCTTGCGGATGTAGGCCTTCGTCAGCTCGGTCAGATCGAGCGTGGAGAGGCCCAGGATGTCCATCTTCACGAGGCCCTGGTCTTCGACAATCCTTTTGTCCCAATTCACGACCGGCAGGTTGGGGATCTCGGGCTCGCCCTCCTTCGCCTTCGCGGGCGCCTTGCGACGCTCGATCACCGCGCGCTCGACCAGGTCCACGCCGCCCACGACGACGCCGGCCGCGTGCTGACCCATCGTGCGCGTCGCGCCCTCGATCTGG